GTAAGAATCCACATGGGAACTTGCGTTGTAAGCGGTATCCCTAAGGAATATACCATTGTTCATTACTGGAGTTGCCATTGTATATATTAATTTAAATTGTTACTAATTAAAATCTCTTGAACAAATTATTTGGTCTAGAGAGTGTTCTTTGTGGTTTATTACTTGCTCTTCTTGGTTCATCAGAGTCTTGAATACCAGAAGAAGTAATTTTTCTTGCCTCTTCTGTTTTCAATTGTCTAACTGTTTTTTCTACAGCAGCTTTAGAACCTTGATCTTTAATTCTACTTTTATATCCATCCGGATCAGAAAGTAACCAAAGAGCTTCTGAAATTAAATCATGTCTTGGTTCTACAAACTGATACTTCTCTAGAAGGTGTCCTAATAAATTAGTTTGTCTTCCTGAGATAGATGGGTAACTTGGTTGTACTAGTCCTGAGTATAACATACTCTGAGTTTTCTTATCAAGTTTAATTCCATTTAACTCACCTGAAACAAGAGTATTGTATACATTCTCAGTATATACTCTAGCTTGTTGAGCTTGTTGTTCTTTCTTATGTTCTTGTTCTGCAAGCTTTCTTGCCACAACTTCTTCTTGCATTCTGTCCAACTTCGGTTTAAACTGTTGAGCTTTTTGCTCTAGTCTACCCATGTCAGCCCAGTCATTAATCTCTGCTTCAATCTCTTCTGGTGTACCAAATCTTGTAGCATATAAGTATTGTCTTGCAATCTCTGCTTGATCATACTCATTAGTTGGATCAAGATCAATTACTTCTTCTACTTCTGCAAGAGTTCTAAAAAGAGATTTAAGATCTGTACCACCATCAGCTACATATTTAGCTGCTACTTGAAGTTCTTCAGGAAGAGATTGAAAGAATTCTCTTGGAGTAGATTCTCTTACTTTATTTTCTCTTTCTTGAAAGTTAGCCTCAAATAGTTCTCTGAAATCTTTGGTAGTATATTCTTCTAATGGTTTATCATCATCAAAGGGAATAAGTGTACCTTCTTCAATCATTTTAAGAGCTAACTCAGAAAGACCAGACTTATCTACTTTAGGTCTTCCTTTATTTCCAGTTTCCTCTTCTTGACTAATCATATCATCAAGTTGAGCAATTGCTTCATCTACTTGTTTAGCAGTTGGCTGTGGTACTGCATCATCAGAACTATCTGCTGTTTTGTCAAGGAACGTGGTGTCTAAATCCTGTGATTTTGAAAACACAGATTTTGGACTATCATCTGAACTATCTTCTCCTGCCGGTAACATTACATTTTCTGCACCAGGCATTCCAAATAGTTCATCAATATTTACATCTACCTGGCCTACCGTTGTAGTATCCAGTACCTGATCTTCCTCAGGATTTTTTGTTGGTTCTGCCATGTTTGTTGGTTTTGTTTATAATTTAATATACAAATTAAACTTCAAATATTTAAAATAGGGTTAATAATTTTTTGGACTATATAGCTATCCATTATCTATTTCTTTTCAGAAGATTTTTTATCAAATCTATTTTTATTTTCTCTAGCAATTTGTAACTGTTTATCTGCTATTTCTTTCTGAGCTTGTAATTTTTGTCTTTCAAGATCCATCTTCTGAGACTGTCTAAGATTTTCATTACTTTGTTTTTCTCTCTGAAGATCTGTTTGTTGCTGATACTGTTCAGACTGTCTGATGTCTTTCATAGCATCTTCATAATCTGATTGCATATTTTTATTTACATCAACCATAGAACCATAACCAGCAGCTCTAATTTCAGCAACCAAGATATCTCTCTGTCTATCTTTTTCTTTCTCAGCCATTTGTGCATCAATCTTCATTTGCTCTATTTGTTGTTGAGCTTGAAGTTGTTCTTGTTGCATTTGCTGTTGTTGTTGCATTTCTTGTTCTTTCTGAGCTTGTTGTTTTTGTTCAGAATCTTTAAGAGCAGTACTTAATTCAGATATAGACTCAGATTGAATAACTCTACCAAGATCATAAATAGATGCTCCAGTAGTATTATTCTGCATTGCCATTTGTTTAAGTTGCTCAAGAAGAGCTCTGTGGTTTGCAGTAGTACTACAGAAAATATTAAGATCTCTCATTAAGAGATCCGTACCATTTATTTCAAAGTTTACTTTTTCATCTGCTCCAGTAATATAACTTAATCTTGCTGATGGTTTAGTAGAGTTATAATACTGAGCTAAGTCAGTACGCATTTGATGTACCCTAGGCATAAGATAATCACAGTGTTGGATAAAGAATACCTCTGTCTGTGCATAAGATGCTGCAGCGGCTTGTTCTACACCTGTAGCAGTCATTTGAGATAATTGTTGTCCCATTCTTTGTGGGTTAACACCAATTACTTCATATGCTTGTTGCTTAAAGTGATTAGCTAACTGAATTCTTGACATTAATCTTTCTGTCTGAGCAAGATCAAGTTTCTGGAAATGCTGGAAGTTTAATGCATTTTCTGTATTTGTAATAGATGTATCAAGAGGAAGAATTTGGAAGTTCTTCATTGCAACATATGCATTAGCATAATTACCTTTACCCCAGTCTTCACCAAGTGAGTGTTTAGGTAAAGTATTCTGATCAAGCATAATTACAGTACCAAGTTCATCTACTAGAATATCTGCAATCTGGTTGTTTACAATGTTATACCCAATCTGGTATGGTTTCATTAAGTCAATAAGAGCAGTTGATTTAGTATTTCTATCAGAGAATACAGCTCCTTCTACTGGAAGCTTACAACCATATAAACTATTATCACCTTTAAATTGAAACTTAAGTGGAGCAATGTGATTATTTTGTAGACCAATATAGATTGGAGAGAATCCACCCGGATTGTTCATACCCCAGAACGAAGGAAGGTTTGGACCAATTTTAACACCACCCCAAACTTCATTTACCCAGATCCAATCAATATGTTCTCCAAAGATTACATTATCTCTTGTTTTATTCTTAAAAAGTCTTGTATCATATACAGGCTTGTCAATTACTTTATAAGCTTCAGTAACAATTTCAGTTAATACTTCTCCTGTATCAGTTACTTTAGTCAGATGTCCTACTTTTCTTTGTGACTTCCAATAAGCTGTTGTTACTCTAAGTAAGAATGCAGTACCTTGATCAAAGTAATCTTCTCCTTGTGATAGGATTTGATTTACAATATCACCTCCATTATATACAGAACCTGCTGCTGCAGTTGTAAACTGTCTATATGCTAGAGAAGGCATATTAGTATTCCAGTCATGTGTTTTTGTAGCATCATAGTATGAGCCATCATTCTGTAGTCCACCAATGTTATAACCTGCAGATCTAATTGGATAAATTGCTTCAAGTGCCTCAAGCTGCTCTTCTGTCATGATATAACCATACTTATCAATAACATCTGATACTGTAAGCATGTCTATTTTACCTACCCAGTTACCTTGAGAAATATATCTAGCATCCGGAGATTTATGATAAAATGTAATTGCTGGATTCCAAAGTTCTACCTCATAGTCATCTTCCATCATATGAAAATGCCAGAACTCTCTATCTGTAATGAGCATATCACGAAAGCCTCTTTCTTCAAGCTCATCCATTTTAAATCTCTCAACATCTACTTTATGTTGGTGAGTTGCCCATTCTTCAATCATTGATCTATAGTTCTTTTTAAAGAACTGTTCAATTTCAGGAAGACTTTTAAGTTTATCTGGTGCAATTTCTTCTTGAGCTTCTGCTGAATTTGGATCTAATCCTTGTTCAATAAGTGCTGTAATAATTTTTGTTTGAGCATCAGCAAGAAGAGTTTCTTCTATCATTACTCTTTTCTGTTCTAGCATTTCATTATATGAAAGCTCATCAGTAGCTCTATATGTAAGTTTAGTTGATCTCTTTGCAAATTCAGCCACCAGAACATTAACAACATTTGGGATAATAGGATAAAACTTTAACTCTAGTACTGATGGATCATCTTTAGTGAGTAGTTCTACAACATCTCTGTATTCATTATTTTCTTCAACTATGTAGTCTGTTCTATCAATAATACCTTTTGCAAGCTTATAGTTTTTCATAAGCTTACGGGCATTTCTACGGATTTGTTTTAGACCATTCCATTCTAACCAGTCTAAGTTCCAAGCTGCCCATTCATCATCTTTTTCTTTTTCAGGTAGGAACTGAAGAGGTTGCATAACACTGCCAAGCCTGTTTTGCTCAACTTTAGCACCCTTCTTTAACTGTAAAGCATTATATACCTGCATATTTATTATTTTAAGTTCTTAAAGGCTGACCTATTAAAAACTTGACCATTAATAACTTTAGACCCATGGCCCATATGACGGAACGGGGTTCTATTTAATTTAAACAAATTATTTGACTTTTGCAAGTTTTTAGAAGCATCATCCATGATAACTCTTTTAGAATAACCCCTGTTAGCTTGTTGTATTCTCATAAATGCAACTAGTGCTGCAAATGATACAAGTCTATCCACGTTGACCCCATCCGCATATTCCTGCATTTCTTTAAGTAACATAGGATCTGGAATACGTTCTATTCCGTACTTTGTCCGTACAATAGTACCATCTGTTTTAGTTTCTACATCTAGTTCTTCTTTACAGTATTCAATAGCATAACTTAATAAGTGAGCCTTAAATAGTGTACCGGTATTTTTCCAACCATACTCCTGGAATACATTAGCATTTGCACCCAAGTCTTTTAAAAATAATATCTGACTTTTTGGTACTAGATATCTTTGTTTCTTTCTTGATATCATATACTGGATAAATAATGAAATGTTATTCTCAATTACTGTCCAGGCATTGTACCATTCTATAATTAACTCTAGTCTTTGGTGAGTTTTATTAATGTCATCAAATCTACCACACCAAGCTGCTACAATTTTATCTGGTTCTATGTATGTTTCTGTTTCTCCCATAGTAACTCTAGTAACTTCTACTGGAGCTTTCATAATATAAATAGAACAGAGTGATTCTGACGTTGTAGTCTTACCTTCTGACACGGGGTCAATAGAAGCATAATACTGTCCAAATGTAGGGTCCTTTATTGGTCTCTCCCATACTACAAGTACTCCAGTTTTATCTTCTGTTTTTTTACTTATTGGAAACTCTTTAATTGGTTGTTTGTCTGTATTCTTTACAGCTACTTTACCATTCTCATCTGTAAAAATGTCCAAGAACTCATAAGCATATTCTTTCTCTTCTATTCTTCTTGATTGTGCCGCAACTAAATGTGGTGGAAATACAGATACTGTTCTATGTGCAAAAGCTTCTTGAATATTTCTTGGGTGCTGAGAAATACGTAGTTGGTAATCTTCAGGAGCAAGTTCTTTTTTCCATTGCTCAAACTGATCATCTAAGGCTTTTAATGCTTCTTCTACAAGTGAATTACCAAACTCATCTATGTATGGAGGCATTGACCACTGCTCAGGAATAAACAAACCTGACAAACCTATAGTTCCTTTATTATCTATAAGATTAGTTTCTACAGCATAAATATCTTTAGAGAGTGGATTAAGAATCATATCTCTCAAAGGATTACACTGAGACAAGTCACCCACAGATCCTGCTGCAATAAACATACCTGTAGTTACCATACCTGAGCGCATGGCCGGGCGCATGTACTCATATGTCTGGTCCATCTTAGGAGCAATACCTGCTTCCTCATGGAAGAAGTATTTTACTGGACCACCTACACCATTTGTTGGATCTTTCTCAAATGACATACCTTGTATAGTACCTTTGAGACCAACTTCTGTTTTTCTATCTCCTTTTCTTACTTCAATCTTCTGTTGCCACATCATTACCTTGTCTGGAGACATAGGTCTATACCATGCTGTATGTTCATTTAAGAATGCCGCATATTCCTGTAAGAATTTCCAAGATCCTTTTTCATTGATATAATCTTTAAGACTTGCTCCCATCTTAAGTGTAACACCGGCCTCAAACCATTGCTGATTTATAAACTTACCCATATGGTAATAAGAAGATGCAATCTGACGTTTCTTTAAAATAGCAGAATGTTTATAGTTTAACTCAGCTAATAACTCATATAGAGCCATGTGATACTGTGCATCCCTAATCTTAGCAAAGTCAAACTTCTGTTGTTCTTTATCAAAGATTGGTAAAAAGTTAAGCCACATGTAATATTCTCTTGCAAGAAACCATGTGTTTTCATCCTCTTTTACAATTATCCCCTTCCTGCATTTTGCTTTTTGATCATCCCAATAGGATATGAAGTCTTTTGATTTGAATGGGGCTGTGCAATATACTCCAGTATCTCTAAATCTTCTTGACTCAGATACAAATACCTGATTAGTTGTACTGTTGAATCCGTAACTACCGGGTTCTTTGAAAAGCCCAAATATGAAGTTACTGAAGTCCTCTCTGGATTCAAAGCTTGTTGTTGTCCATGTTCCATTGTCATAGGTTGATATGTCTTGATAAATCTCACTCATAATTAACTATCATAAGCAAGCCCCTGGCCTCCGCGTACTTTACTTGACTGCTCATCCTGTAAGTCTTTATAGACTCCTTTAAATGATGCTCTAATCTGGTCAAAGTTTTTGGCTGCAGCAACTAGTGAATTAATGTTACCATCTCTACCGGCAGTAATCTGAGTAGTCTCCATATATCTAGCTAATCTATCTAACATGGATGCCATTCCTTTATATGCTCTAGATGTTGGTGTTTCATACATTCTCTGACAGAATAATAAAGCTGTATGAATATCATCATCTTCTGTAGAGAATTCAGCTTCTATTTCTTTTAGAATAATATGTTCTTTATCTATCTCTGGGGTATGAAAGAAAGGATTCATATCCGGATTAGGACATGTCATGTAAAACAAGTAGAGATATATTTTAAGATAATCATCTGGATAGTTATCCATGATATCTTTAAGTGCCTTTAGTGTATAGCAATGTTCTGTTGGAATTACTTTACCATTCTGAACATCAAATAGTCTTACAATCATATTATTTCTTTTTAATAATATAAGGATTCTCCTTGAGGTAATTGACAACTGAGATAACCTCATCATAAAGATAAGGTACCGGCATTGGTATTACTTCTAATACTTTTGGTTCTCCATTCTCATCTAATCTAGCAATAGGATATCCATATTGATCTTCACCTTCTGTTTCAAATGTAATGTGGTGAATAAATATTTTTCCTGGTTGGAGTTTAGGATTATGCTTTAAGATAATGTACATGTAGATACTTAACTGTAAAGCATAGTGATTAAAGTTACAATCATCTAAATGTTCTACTGGTGGAAGCATCTTTTCAGACATTCCTTCCCAGTTCTTAAATGATTCTGTTTTAATCTCCTTATTAGTCTTGTAGTCAATGATATTTACTCTACCATTGACTACTTCAACTAAATCTGATTGGCCACATAAACCTGCTGACTTAAGATAGACCATATGTTCTGGGTACACGCCTGGATCAAGCTTTTGTACAGGAGCAATCTTTAAACCATTTGGTTGTTCATATGGTTTAAAAATAGGAACAGTTACACCTTCTCTTTCAATAGATGCAAGTGAGCATAAATCAGATTCTCTTTGGTTATGATAGAATGTACCTAGTGTTGTAGCTCTGTTAGCTTCATTATCCCAAATCTTAATAATTGTTTTAGGATCTACACCATACCATTTAGACTTCTTATTCTTACTAACTCTCTCAGCTACCTTCTTAGCATCAAAAGGTTTCTTAAGACTAGACAGTAGAGTAGTGACACTAACCCACTTGATTTCATCATTGGGGTCTACACTCTTGTAGCTGTGATCATCTGCATTAAATACTATGCTCATAGTTATGCATTTTCTATAATTGAATTAGCTAATGTTCTAGATGCTTCATCTTCAGATAATAACATTTGGCGGATATTATTAACTTCATCTTTATCAAACTTACCCTCAATAGCAAGTAGATTTAACTTCATTAATTTATTTTCCGTTCTAAGCATATTTATTTCATTACTTAGCGCATCAAGAGTATCCTTTAAACTAATACCTTTAGAAGTTATAGTATCCCAAACAGAATGAGAAAATAAAGTATCATTAGGATCACTAAGAATAATCTTTGATTCACCAACAATTATTTTAGAACTTGGATTAGTAACAATATTAAGATTATTAGAACTAGAAATACTACCTACGTTTAATTTAAAAGACATAACATTAATCTTTAAGGTTGTCTAATTTATCCTCTTCTTCTTCTGTAGCAATTGCTTGCCATTTACCAAGAGGACATTCTGAAGAAAGAGATCTAGTCTTAAATGTTAATGAGCATCCACATTCATTACAACAAGGGGCTGTGCCTTTTACTGCACACTTCTTACCTTTACTTGGACATTCATCACAGACATCATATCTCATTCTTGCTACATCTTCTACAAACTCATCTCTTACTACTGAGTTCTTAATGCCTTCAATAATAGCATTTCTATTCTCCCAAATTGCTTTTAGTGCTGCCTTCATTGTTTTTATTTTTATTAAACTCTTCTTTTCTCTTCTTCTCCTGGTCAATCTTTACAGTTACTTCATTTAATAGCCTTAACTTTTCTTCCATAGCTTTTTTATTATGATATGCTCTAAATGTAGATACATCATGAGTAGGAAGCATTTTGGTAAGCTTTGCTATATAAACTTCTGCCAGTTTCTCTTTTATAACAAATTGCCCTAAACCTTCTACATTTATCCTAGGATGTTTAAGATCACTTAATTGACTTCTAAGTTCTTTATAGTAAAAGTCTATAAAATCAGCCACTAAAACTTCCTCTACATTATTTTCTTCTGAAACTTCTTTATATAATGTACTGGATTTCTTAGGATTCATATCTTAGATATCTTGAGAATCATTTGCTAAAAACTTATAGTCTAACAAGACTGTCCCTTCTGTTTGAACTTTCATATTTGGGTTCAACATTATAACTTTCTTGTTACTATCATCTCTTACAATAAGCTGATTCTTTTCAGATTTATTGATACTATTCCTAACTGTTTGCGGAGATTTAAAAATCCAGCCTTCTTCTGAAGAAGCATCATAACAGAAATCAGTTAGTTCTATAGGTTGATTAAAACTTAAAAGTGTTAAGCAATCCAAGTCAGATTCACTTAGTGAAACTTTGTTTATGTAGCAGTGCGTAAGGATCTGGTATTTAACCAAATCCCACTTAGGCATTTTCACTCTTTTCTGTACTTGGTTTACTAAAGCCATAACTATCCTTTTCTAAGCTTCCTTTTACCTTGTTCAGGTATATTTGATTCTTTATCAATATCATAATCAGAACCTGTTTCATCTTCTTCAAGCTCTGCTTCTCTTTGAGCTTGTGCCATCATAGCATACTGCATTTGAATGTTAGTTCTCTTAAATCTTACCTCATCAATCTTCATAAGTACTTCTTCATACTTAAGTTGTGCTTCTAAATAGGGTAAGGAATCTGTGTAGAATTGAAGCATTTGTTCTTTTTGAGCAGCCATTTCTTCAACTGTTAACTCTCTTTCTTGTTGGTTTTCCATGATGTTTAATTTATTTGGTTTACAACAAATATACAAAATAAGTTTAAATGTATATTGTTTAAATAAAAAATCCAGGCACAGAAAGTACCTGGATTACAGTATCTTGTATAATACTATCTATTTTTAATAGTAAGATTTAAGATTGTTAAAAGGTAAAAGTCTCTAGACACATCTATCTCAATAGATAAGATGTCAATGAATGAGAACCTTACTTTAATAGCTAACTTATCCCATTGTTTGGTATAAGTATTCCAACCATTTCTGAACTTCATACGTACTTATTTATATGGAACATACGTAGTTTTTCCACCAGCTGCTCTTTTAGCTTTTAGGATTTGCTTACGTTGCTTACCAGATGAATCATAAGATACATGTACCCAATCAGGATTAGTATCTGTACCAAATTCCCAGATAAGTTGATCAAAGTTTAGATTGTCTTTAATGTAGTTAAAGATTTCAGCATTAGTTACTGTTGTACCATCCATGTCAATATCAATAGCTTCACCTTGACAATGCTGTGAAGATAATGAGCCACCAATAGCTGTATTTAACTCTTTGCTGCGGTATCCTGAACTAATACGGATAGGAACACCAAAATGGTCACGGATTGGTTGAAATACTTTCTCAGCCAATAATTTAAAGTTCTCAATGTGCTCAGGTGTAGGCATATTAGAGATACCTTTTCTTTTTGCAGTTTCACTTCTTGTTACTTCTGACAATGCTAGATTTTTACTTAGTTGCATTTTTATTTATTTTATATGGTTAATCTATTACTTCTTCTGAAGTCTCTTCTTCTTTTTTAACTTTTTCCTTAAGCTTAAGTATTCTACCTGCAGTTGTAATACCAAATGCACCTAAGGTAAGCAACATGAATCCATCAAAGATAAATTCTTTAATGATAAGTTCATTACCAATGATGCCGGTAATTACATCTACAAATAGAACAAATACCATTGCAAAGAATGATATAACTCCTACAAATGCTTGTTCATTGATTTGATTATCATCTGAGATTAGTTCTCTAAAAAATTTTTTCATAGTTTAAAAATATTTAGTTTAGGTCTTTTTGGTTTTACAATGTCAGTGTGCCAACCAAGGGGCGGTTCTTTTTGTTTATTATCATCTGGACATTCTTCTGTTCTTTTATAGAATAAAAGATCTCCAGTAAAATCATCTTTTCTTACAATATAGTCTGATAAGTCTACGGCTACTATTTCATCATTAATGTATGAATAATACACCCAGGACCCTTCTTTTGCTCTTTCTAATAACCAACCCCGGATTGTATCTAACTTATCTTCTCTAATAATTTGAGTCTCTATGATTGTTTTGTATTCTGTATATCTAGAGGTATAGAAGATTAACATTGTATCTCTTAATGAGATAATAGAATCTTTTACTTTTGTTTCTTGCTTAAACTGTGCAATTTTAGTTCTCTGACTATCAAAGATTGCATTAATGGTATCTGCTTGAGCTTTTGTAAGGATAACTACAGAGTCCCCATCAATCACCGTCTGAAGTGGGTAGCGTGATTGGTTGAAACTCAAACTGCTTACCAGTAGACTGCTTGCGAACAATATCCTTTTCATTTGCTAATTCTTTTTTAATATCTTTTACAACAGATCTAGTACTATCTAGATCTCCTATAACTTCAGAAACCATTTCTTGCAGATTCTCTTTATCTTCTATTAAGTCTTCTTTTTCAGCTTCTAGTTTATTTACACTATTTGTTAACTGCTTATTTGCTGTAGTAAGTTTCTTATTCTCACCTGTTAGTTGTACATTGTCTTCTACAACTACCACATGTTCATGTCCACTTGAAAAGATTTGTATACAAACAAGAGCAACAAATCCAAGTCCAACTATAAGAAGTTTCTTTTTCATTTTTTACCAAATAGCATCAATACAGTTTCTTTTAGACTCTTTGAGCTTTCAGTGCTTTCTTCTAGTTTCTTTTCTAGTTCATCTCTATAATCACCTTCTAGCTCTTCTACTTTTGCTTTCAAGTCTTCTTCACTTTTAAGAAGTTTATTTAAAAACATCCAGCATAGATAACCCAGTGCTAATACAGCAAAGCCTAATACTCCATACTGTGTTAATACTTCAAAGGGACCAAATGACATTACTTCTTAGTTTTTCTTTTTACTACTTTTTTTTCTGCTACCTCTTCTTTGAGCTTTTTATTTTCATCAAGATATCTCTTGATAAATAACCAAGCAACATATCCAAGAGCAAGTACTGCTAGACCAAGCGGACCGTAGTCTGCTAATTGTGCAAATACACCAAAGTCTGGTGCTGTTGTTTCTACTGCTGTTGTATCCATTATCTTTGTAATATTAATTGTTTTACTGCGTCTGATAGTTCACTTACACTTCTAGCCAAGTTCTTGATCTCAAGTTGTGTTTGTTCTTGGATTGCTTGGTATTTAAGTCTAGACTCTTGTTCTACTAACTCAATCTTTCCTTTTAGTTTTCCTAGACTCTCAGTGTTGTTTCTAACATCTGTATGAATCATTCTTAGAAAGTAACCAATAACTCCTGTTACTGCAATCAATCCCCATTGTATAAGCTGTGCAATTTCCATTATTTGATAATTAATCCTGTAGTTAATATTCCATTTAGTAATAAAGAGATATTTCTCTGTCTTTTTAGTTTTTTAATATCAAAAGCTTGTGATGTGATAATAGTATCCTGGGAGTTTATAATGTATCTCTGTGCTACTATAATGGTATCCTGGGCAGATATAATTGCATCCTTTTCTTTGTCTCTACGGTAGAGAACATGGATCATTGTATCCTGGATCTGTGTAATTTTAAAAGTATCCCTGGAGTTTTTAACTTTCTCAAGTTCTGCTTGTAAATCATAAAGACCATGGTTAAGTTCTTCAATAATAATTTTGCTATTATCAATTACTTTACCCTGTTCTTTAATTACAGTTTCCTTACCTTCAATTCTTCTCTCAATAGTCTTTTGTTTACTAACTGGGTAAACTTGCTTAGGACTACGCATAAGTAAAAATATGCACATTACTATCAAGCACACTTGAAGTACTGTAGATAGATTAATATTTGATATCTTAATATATTTCATTATGCAATATAAATAATTAACAATTCTGTTCCGGTTGCAACATAGTCAATTGCATCTAGAGTATTATTAATTGCTCCAGCATCAAAATTGATAGTTTCTCCGGGTTTAAGTGTTACTCCTTTTACAGTTGCATTTGCTGCTCCTACATTACCAAATGATACACTGTTCTTACCTGCTGTTACAGTTCCTGCAGCAGTTGCTCTGATAATAGTAGTAGTTTTAGCTTCTGGATCTACATTAATGGTGATCCCGGTAATTGCAGTTAATACATCTGTAATACCCTTAAGTACTCTGTACTGAAAAGAGAAGTTATTCTTTTTATCTCCGTATGAGTTTATATTACCTACTGACATAGTTTTTATTTTTTAATTATCTACTTATTTCTTCCCAATCCAATGAAACATATGCTCCTAGAACTCCTCCTACAGTATCTATTGCCATTTCAATAACAATCTCATATGGAGTTGCTGTAAAACTATTTCTTTCTAACTGAGAAGCAAATAAAGCTTCTTTTAATATGTTAACACTAGGAGATGCTTGGTTTGAAGAATTTATATAACCTTGAGCTAAAACTCTACCTCCAGTTGAAGATGTTCCTGTAAGATTATATTCTACAGCAGAGTCTGCCGATGCTGGTAACCAAGATCCACCTGTTACCGTAGCACCTTGTAAAATTCTCCATGCATAATTTTTACCATTACCCAATCCTAATATTGAGGATGCTGTAAGAATAACCACAGCATCTAATGTTGTAGCTTTTAATCTAATAGCATTCATTGGATAATAAGTTCCGGCAACAGCAAATGTACTTGGAGCAGTAATAGGAGTTCCAATAGCTTGTTGTGCTCCTCTTAGTTCATAACCACCTTCAGAAATTACACTAGAACATACTTGCTTAAGTATACTAGAAGATATAGTTACACCTGTATTAGTTATCTCATATCTTAATGGTAATGATGCTGTAGTAATATAAGTTGATGTAATTAAGTTAGCATGATTAAATCTATGGCAAAGAATAAATTTACCATCTATAACAAAACCTAATCTTACTGTTCCTTCTCCTAACCACTCAATATCCATAAATAAGATTTGAGCTTTTGTAATATCTAATACTATACCTGAAGGACCTGTACCATTCATCTTATCAACATTCCATGCTGATTGATTTACTACAGATTCAGTAACTACTCCTGTAACCGAACTTCTTTCAACAAAACTTAATGTGCTATTATTTAACTGAATATATATACCATTTTGTGTACCAAAGTAGCCTACTCTTTGTCTTAAGTTAGTCTGAGCAGGAGCCATTACAAAGGTGTTAAGTACTAATAATGATTTACCAGGTTGATAAGAAAATACTTTACTTGTCTCACGTAATACTTCTGATCCATTTGTAGTATTTACAATTAAATCAACTAAACCTTCTTTAGGTTTAAATACAGCTATACCACCGCTGGCAGTAGATGTATTCCATAAACCATTATCTTTATATCTATGTGATGAGTCAAATAATGTAAGAGGGCTAGATACTCTTTGTCTACCAAAAGCATCCGTTGCCATTGTATCAGTGTTTATAACACTATTATCAATAATACTATTATTAATACTATCAAGACCTAAAAGCATCTTGTATTGCCAGGGAAAATTATTCCCCTTGTTTCCATAATCTTTTAGATTTCCTATTGACATTGTATAAAGTATAAATATAGTATACTATAATATACTAAAAATATCTGGAAAAACAAAAAAGCCCTGATAATTCAGGGCTAATTTGCTTAAACTAATTGTTTTATATTCTATTGTTTAATACAGTTAGTTAATTTGATATAGTTCATAATAGATGTATAACAAGCCTTCTCCTTGATTAGTTCCAGCAGGTTCAGGGCTTGCATTATAAATTTTAGTTTCTTGTCCAGAAAGAGCTCCGGATGCTATGATATAGGGGATAAAGTTATCATCTCCAAATGGTTTATAGTACGGGGTTAATTGCACATAGATATTATCTGCATTACCGTATGTAATTTCTGGATTGTTAATTACAAAATATAAAGCACCGGCAAATGATGGTGCAGGAAGACTACCTGTAAAATTAGTAATCTCAACTATACCTTTTTGTGTTGTTACATTAATAGCTGGACCATCAACACCATAATCAAGACTATAGTATGCTGTATTAGCTACATCTCCGGCAAGTGACAAATCTTTTAATGTCATTGCATATGTTTGGTAGCTATCACCTCTTTGAATAGGTCCTACATTAGCTCCTACAGCAATTAGATCTGTATCAGCATTATTTGCTGTTGATCTAATAAGACCTGCGGTTTTTAGATAAATCCAGTTTAAAATGTCCATGATTATAAATATTATACATAATATACTAAAAATTTTCTACTTAGTCAATACTTTTTTGTATATACTTTCTAAGATATTGGCTGCATTATCCCAAGAATATTGTTTACATAGGGCATAACCTCTTTCTTTTCTTTCTGAAATATCATCAAGTAATAACCATTTGTTTATCCCGTTTGTAATTTCTTCTGGTGTTATACCACAATTTACTGCTATATCTTCTGTTAGATATTCTTTCATTCCAGACTGAAATGAAGATAATAAAACACATCCTGATGCTAAAGCTTCTAAACAGACAATACCAAAGGGTTCATGAATAGATGGTACTATTACAGCATCCATAGCTTTCAGAGTATTTACTTTTTCATCACCGTGTTTTTCTCCTAAATAATAAGCATTTGGTGTTTTATCTACAAAGTTTACCATAGCATTAAAAAAATACTCATGTCCACCTCTTTGACCACCAATAAAATAAATATCAACATCTTCAGGAATATAAGCATTTAGTATTCCTATAATATTTTTCATTTCTGCAAATCTACCTATGTAACATAACTTCTTTGCATTTGGTCTTCCTGGCAAAACAATTTTTGAATAAGACACCTCTTCCCATTTTGTAATATCAATACCATTAGGCAAATAAAATGAATTAGGATTTAGTAAACCATACTTAGACAAATATTCTTTAGAAACATGAATTACAGCATCTGCTAAATTTAAACATGAAATTTCAATGGTTGATAAAAAATATTTATCTGGGGTTTCTAAATGTTTATAAAACATATCACTTAAACTATCCATGCTTAATTGAAGAGTTATTATGTGAGGAACACCAAGCATTTTTGCAAGAGCATGTCCTTGTAATGATGTAGAAGCATCAAAACTATGTACTATGTTTACATCTTTTAAATCTTCAATTTTTGGAAGATTTGATGCTTGAGCAATTAATTGATTAACAACAGTAGTGCCTAAAACATTTTCATCAAGTGTTAATAAATTATTAGTTATATTGTGCTCAACAAAAGTACATGAAGAAGCAGACATTATGCCTTCTGCCTGAACTCCCATACCACCAAAAGGATTTTTAGAAGAATCAGGCAAAAGCAATAATATTTTTAACATCATACTAATTTATATACTCTTAAATAAATACCTTGATTTCCATTGTGTGCAGTACTAAAAAACTCACCAGTCGTCGCAGCTCTTTTTTTAAACATAATAACTAAATTATTTCCTGATAGATATGCAGATTTTATAACAGAATGTGATTGAGTGTTATTTGGATCTGAGTTTGTATATCCCATTCCCCTATTAGTACCATTATTATAAACTCCAAATAAAGTTGGAAAATCTGTATAACCTAAAATATTTATTGTTGGAAAACTATTTCCATTTTCATCCGCTTCAGGTGGACTTCCAGGAGACATCAGTTGTGCTCTTTTAGCTTGTGTATAATCGGAAGTTACAAGCATTCTAAGTGGAGAATCTATGGCAGCAGTTGTTGAAGATGGAGAATAACCTGTTCTTCCTTCAGATGTGACCCCATATAAGTATGGCTGATTTGATACGTTATTCATTTGTGCAATTGAGTTAACAGAAAATACAGCAAGTACTTTAGTAGGTACTGTTGCAAATCCAAGAGGAATTGTTTTAATATATGTAGCAGATGCACCATCAGGAATTGAAGTTCCTTCTGTTGCATTTATCACATTGACTTCTGCAATATCTATATTTGTGGGATCAAAACCTCCACCACCTGCTGCAACTAAAGGATCACCAGGAGTACCGTCTCCTGTAATAGTAACACCATCTACAGAAACTGTTTGAAGGCCGCCAACTTGTGCAGCAAAATCATCAACAGAAATAGCACCAGCTAAATAGCCATCATCTCTTTTTGGATCTTTAAGACCTACAGGTAAGAGTGTTTTAGCAGGATCTACAGTAGTAACTTGTCTACCACCTCTGATCCAAGAAATAAAATTTAAAATGTCCATGGTTATAAATATTAAATGTATACATATATAATATACAAAAAATATTTAACTAGAACAAATTATTTTTTACTTGTCTTTTCTTCTTCAGCTTGTTGAGCTTGTTGTTGTTCAGTAAGGATCTTTGATAGGAAATTAAGCATCGGGACACCATACTTAGTTGGGATCTCTTCAATCATTGCTTGTAGAACTTGTAGTTGTTCTTGGTTTAATTCTAACATGTTATTGGTTTTTAAATTTTTGTAAATATAATAAATTATAATAAAAAGATTGCTACGCCTTGTGTTGGTTGTGTTTTCATATTTTTATTATTAGATATTTGTCCAAGTTGTTCCGTTGTAGTAACTCATTTGGTTGAGCGTGGTGTCATATACTTGCAAGCCCGTTGCAGGTGAAGCAATGGCGTTCTTTTGAGTTGTGGTCATTCGTGGTGGTAGGAAGCCTTGTATGGTACTGTTTAGCTCTAGAATACTTGATGTCAATTGTGAGGTTCCTGAAACGGTGCTTGAGCCGTTTATTTGCAAAGTTGTAGAGCCTTGGTATCCACCATCTAGCCTATGTATTACTGTTTGATTATTTCCGCCAAAAAGAGCAACTCCTCCATTTATATTGTTAAATCTGTATGCATATTGACTAGCTGCGTATCCCGTGGCATTTATTATATACCCGTTGTTTACTGCTGTTTGACCAATAGTTACTGATGAAGACGCAGCACCTACTCCAAATCTACCAATACCGTTAACGTCAAGCCTAAAGCCTGCGTCTGTTGTTGAACCAATTGCAAAGTTACCCGTTGAGATGCTTTTAAATCCTCCGCCTAAAAAGTTGACATCATTAGACCCACCCGAAGAAATAATTAATTGACCACTTGTTGACGAATACCCTAAAAAAACAGTTCTAACTGAACTTGGTGTGTACATTTCAAAAGCCTGAAGACCAAGATTAACCCTGTTTATTCCTCCGCTTCCAATTGCAAAGGTAGTGCTTGGCGTACTCGTCCCAATCCCCAAGCGGTTGTTCGTTGAGTCCCAAAATAAAGACGAACTCTGCTGCAACACATCCCCCGTACCTTGAAACAATACTCTTCCAGCAACACCACCTATAATAGGTGTATTGTTCACTATAAGTTCTGTAGGCTTAGTGATCTGGATAAGAGTACTCATTTCTGGCGGGTTAAATTAAGACTACTCCAATTGCATTAGCTACACACTGGTTAACATAATTGTTGTCAGTACCCCAAGCTGCGAACTCTTCCTCTGTCAAAGTGTAGTTACCTTGACGTAATTGTCCTCCGTCTTCAGTTAATAACTGATAGTAAGTAGTTGCTGTTGTAGCATCCGTCGGGAAATTAAGTACTAATACAGTCATTCTAGTTGCTGTACCTTCATTCAATGGGAATACTACTGGTTCAATAGCTACTCCTTGTGGTTGTGTTGTTGTTTCCATATTTTATTTTTATTTATTAA